CTGCGCCTCCTCGAGCGCCCCACGATCGACGGACCCCATGAGGTCAACGATGTTCCCGTAGGGGCCGAAGGGCGTCACCGACATGTACGGTAGCGTCATACCTTGACCCTCCTTCTGAGTTCAGTGTTCGCCCTGTCGAGCTGCTTCGACAGCTCGTCCCACATACAAACCGTATATTCAACGACCGCGCTCGACTTGTTCCCCGCGAGCGTGTCGAACATCTTGCATCGGATATCGAAGAAGGTGAACGCCTTCTTCACCGAGACCTCCATGCCCCGGTTCTCCTCGCGCGTCACCATGACGCTGTAGCCCTTGCCGGCGCTGCGCGGAAGCCACACGCGGTGCGACTCCCCGTCGCGCACCATGATCCTGTCGGACCATATCGTCTCCCGCTCCTCACCCTTCCGGTGCGTCTGGTGCTCGATCGGAATATCGTTCTCCGGCTCGATCGGGCCGACGTCGTAGACTTCCGAGAACTTGTACGTCGAGTAGGACACGTCCACCTGCCACCGACCCGTGGCGCTCGGGTCGAACGCGAGCGTATAGCTTCCGCCGCCGTCGTTGGTGATCGTGTAGTCCGGCGTCTGCGCGGCGCCGTCCTGCAGGAACGTTACGGCAAAATCGCCCTGCGACAGGCTATCGTGCTCAGCTATCTCGAATGTGTCGGTCACGGTCACGTCATTCCCCTTTTGCCGGACAGTTTCTTACTCGTTCCGAGAAGACCTTTATCGTCTCGCTGAACTCGCGCATCGCCTTGTTCTGCTCGTCCTGGACCTCGGTGTTGTGGTTGATATGATTCTCGATCGTCTTAACAAGGCCCTCCCGCTCAACGGCCCGGTCTTCGCGCTCGCTCTTGAGAAACCTGAGAAACGCCAGTACGACGATGACGACGAGCGCCGCGATACCGAGCTGCGTCCAGTCCATTGTTACTCCTCCTTGAGACCTTCCGGATCCAGAACCTCGAGCACCCGACCGAGTTGTATGGGGTCGACAAGTTGCTCCTCAACCACCTTCTGCAGCGCGATCAGGTCCTCGTTCTTGAGCTGCATCGTCTTTCCGGCCGCCGCGATCTTCGTCGCCAGCACGAACCGCTTGCGCCGCGAGGGGTCGGGAGCTTCGCCGCGTTGGTCACTCGGCACGGGGGCCTTGAGGGCATCGAGGCAGAGCGACCGCACGGTGATCTTCTCGCCCTGGAGCTTCCGGTATTCTGCGGAACACTCCTTGCAGAGCTTCACCCGAACGATCGGCGGCGTGTACCGCATGACCTCGTTGTCGAGGTCCTTGGCCTCTTTGTCGAGCGCGATCTTCCGCGTATCCTCGTCCGGCTTGCGCTTGCTCCTACTGCCCATCGACTACCTCCTTCGGCTCCTCGTACTTCTCGAGCCTACACATACTAACCTAAAACGGGAGCCGGATTCGACTCCTCCCACTCTGCTTCTGCCGCGTCTCCTATAGCGGCCTTCTCGTCCTGCCAATCGGCAAGCGTCATGCGGTCACGATTCTCCGACAGGTCTTCCAGCACAAGCCTTTCCACGAACGCCTGTGCGCTTTCGGGATTCGGCACTTCCTCTTCGGTCTGTCGGATCTCCTCCTTCGTCGCGCTCGGGCCAATCTCAGGCGCGGGCACTTCGACGATCTTTGAAGTCGTCTTCATTATCGTCGCCTCGTACCCCTTTGCCCGTGCGATCTTTTCAAACTCTTCCGCGCTCGTATCTGTTATCGAAACCTTCATTGTCCCTCCAGCCTCCTCAATTCCTTTCGGCCAACAACCTGTTCACCCTGTCCAATTCCTCCTGCAACTCCTGACACCGCTTCACCAGCACGGGGATAAGGTTGCCCGGAACCACGCCCAGCGGGTCCTTCGGATTGAGATGCCGTGCCACAGCGGGTTCATAGACTTCGGCCATTTCTTCCGCTACAAATCCCGTGTGCCAAGAGCCTGGGAAATCCTTGCGCGTGTAATCCCGCACCTTTATCCCTGATACGATACTACGGCTGTCCATCGTCGTCATGCGGACCCTATCCTTGATCCTTCTTGAACTGCTATTCCAAATCTCAACAGTCCCCGCATTGATTCTTAACCCACCCTCCTTGGTGTCATCTCCTCTATACAGGTCAACAGCGTAGCAGTAGTTACCTCCTGCCACAGAGTCGTTCCCGCACCTCACCTTAATTCCATAGGCCTTACCGTCGTCTTCGTCGTGAAAGAACTCGGCCGCGTAGGTGTAGTCAGTGGTAAGGGAAGAGCATACGTATAGCTTTGATGTGGCGTGAGCCGCAACCCCTATCCCAACGTTGCCTGCAATCTGCAACGCCACATCAGCCGCAGCGGCGGCGCCGATTATCTTAATGAAGTCTTGGTCGGTGTTGGGGCCGATGAACAGGTCATCTTGTTGCACATAGAAGCCATAATATGCGATGTTCGTGTCATAGTCAGCCGCCGTAAATGCGAACAAACCGCCCCCTTGCGGCGACCCTGCCCCACTCCCGTAGGCATAGTACCAGCCGTGGGTGGTGTCGTTCACCCCAGCGTACACGATTCCTGACTGCACCGTGATATCCTGTGAGAACACCACATCCCCGTCGGCCTCTATCTGGATGGCGTTGTAGACGGACTCCGAGCCGATATACTGACCGTCTCCAATCTTGACAGCACAGTCAATACCCCGGATGTACGCACCAATAGCTTCTCCTGCCCCAGCATTGGTGGCGTATGCCTGAAGGGCCACATTGTCACCAGTGTTGTCTGTGGACGCCTGGAGCACCGCACCCCAAGCGTTCCCGTCGTTCTTGGTGCTCTGAAACCATCCACCGTAGGCTCGCGTTCCGCTAACATAGTAGTAGACGCTAGCGTTGCCCGTTCCCTCTGCGCCGAAGCCCCCGCTGGTCACGACGCTCTGCGAGAATGTCACCGCCCCCGAGGTGGTGAAGCTGAACGCTCCTCCGTCTGAGTTGATCCCGTCAAGCTGCAGTGTATCCCCATCATGAGTATGAGCGCCGCCAGCCACAGCGTCAGCATACGCCTTGATGCTCTGCTGGGTGGCAAGGTGCGTTGCGCTGTCGGACGCCATGTCATCCTCGTCCAGTATGGCCGTACCAGATACCGTGCCCGCACCAGTCACGTTTAGCAGCAGGTTCGATCCATCGTAGTCATAGATGGTCAACGCCGCATCGTCCGCGTCGGTCCCCGCCTGGATGTAGAGGCCGTAGCTACGCCCTGCATCACTCTCAAGGTTGTGGAAGATGCCGACGTACTGGTTGTCCCGCGCTCCGTCTGCGGCTATCCAGCTCTGAGCGTAGTTGCCTTCGTTTATCATGTTGGCTGTGTCGGGATAGAGCATAATGTTGTTGATGTTCGCAGCCCCGGTCAGCGTGGGCTTCGCCTCCAGCTTGTTCCACCCGATTACCCATCCAGCGCTTGTAGCATCCAGTGTAAACGAAGACGTATCGTGGCCAACCGAGATGTTTGCAACAGCAACCCCATCGTCACCGTCCACCACATTAAGCGCCGTCTCGGTGTTGCCAGCCGTGGCGTAAAACATGTTCGCAACTATCCCGATGCGGTCGTTCTGCCCAACCAGGTTAATGTCCACTCCACCGTTGACCATAGTATCGAAGGTGTTTCCGAGGAACATATTTTCGCTCTCGCCGGGGTTGATCTGTATGCCAGCTACTTCCTGACGTTCAAACGTGTTTGCACAAATCGTGTTATAGTTCCCGTCGATAACTGCTCCGTACTCTCCCCACCTAACGACATTGCCCGTCATGGTAGTGTTGTCGCCCTTGTGAAACCAGCCGTATCCATCGGAGCCGCTGAAGTACGAGATGTTCGACACAAAAGAGCCGCCGTCAACGTCCAAGTAGAACCCATACGTATTGTACGCGCAAATGTTATTCACCATCGACATGTGCCCAGCTTGTGCGAAGTAGAAGCCGTAGTGGTTATTTGAAATCGCTTGGTTGAAGCTACACGCCATCAGCGTCGATGACAGGATAGAGAACCCATACCGTCCGTTGCTCTCAGCGATGCAGTTGAATAGTGAACCATACGAAGATATGGTCTGTCGAGAAAATCCGTCTCTACCAGCATTAGTGCTGTAAATACCCGACCACTCGCAGTACAACGACTGACTCGCCAAAACATTGGGATGCGTTCCACCACCCGGCCCCTCTACCCTAAAGTTCCGAAGAGCTACATGGTCATGATTCACGCACTCAATAGGTATATCAGCGGCTATGGTTTGGGCATCGAGGTAGCAGCCTCGACCACCGCCATCAAGCACAGTGTAGTCAACATCGATCTCGACCGACGAGTTGACAGTGTGAGTACCTGCCATCACCTGCACCATCCCACCACCAGCATTCAGCGCATCTATCGCAGCGTTGATTGCCTCGTCGCTGCCGCCCGGCGTCCATACCCACTTGTCGGTGTCGATGAGATATGTATCCCCGGTGATTGTCTGGCCGTCATGCTCCAAAATGTCGCCGTCGTGGGTGTGCGCCGGGAGGTCCCCGGCCTGGATAGTGGACCAGGAGATGTCCGTGCCGTCGCTGCACAAGTACGTCCCTGACGCTCCAATCACCAGCTCCTCCCACTTGGGCGTCGCGCTCCCGATGATGATGGACCCTCGGGAGACGCCCGCTGCCACAGTATCGGTGTGAGAAGCGGAAAGCAGGGCATGGGCCGTGGTGTAGCCAGCGGCCCCGTGGTCCCCCCATCCGTACGCGGTGTCGTAGTTGTCGTGGTCGTAAGACGCTTCGTGGCTTGTTACCGCGGCCCCGGCCGCCGCCACCGCAACCGCATCCGTTTCGGCTTCCGTGTAGTACCGATCATCATGGGTGTGCGACGAGGCCGCGAGTCCCGCCTCGGCTGCAGTCTGGTTGGTCCACTTGCCGGTCGTTGAATCGTACGCGAGGACCTCGTTGTCCGCCGGGATCCCATCGACATCGACGTCGTTGACGTCCTCAATGACCTCGATGACCCGCCTCACGGCTTGAGCCTCCACGCGTAGACCTTGTCGCCGGCACCGCCAGAGAACGTCAGGCTCATGCGCTGGTACCGGCCCTTCGGGAAGTAACGGTTCGCGACGGTTCTCTCGCGGCTATGAGGCAGCGGATACGTCTCGACATTCCGGCCGTCACGCAGAATCCGCACGGTCGGCGAGCCCTTGTAGCCGACCGCGAAGCGTGCGCCGGTCTTTCGCACCATGTCGTACCGGAAGTCCTTCGTCGTGTAGATGAATCGCTGGAGCTGCGAGTCGAACGTGAAGAAGTCGCCCCGCTCGAAGTCCATGCCGATGCCGTGGTCGATGCAGTAGTACCGCCCGTCCCAGGCGGCACGCAGGTCCCCGGTGAGCGGGAATGTCGGATTGATCTTGTGCGACACCTTCTTCTCCGCGCGGCCGTCGTACTGGTAGATGCCCTTGTTCTTGTTGACGTAGAGAACCGGGCCACCCACGGAGATGAACGTGAGAAAATCGGTTGGCCCAACCACCACGCTCGTCTCGCGCTTCTGCAGCGCTGTCTTGATCTGTCCGAAGATGTTCGCGATTCCGGTGGACCATGCGATCGCCAGGTCCTCACCGATCCCGCAGAGGCCTGTGACGTTGTCCGGCACGCGCCACACCTGGTCCGGATGGAACCCGTAGTGCAGGTCCCCCACGTTCGAGTAGTACACCTTGTCTGCGGCGACCGCATAGAGACGCGCGTTCTGCCAGTAGAGGTAGTCCACATCGCTCGGCGGCTCGGCGTTATCGAAGCTCTCGTAAATGCCCTCCGTCGGGTCGATGTCCATCGTGAGAAACGTCTGACTCGTCACGCTCCTGGAGACGTGCGCAACCTCGCAGAACTCGATAACGTAGTTGGGCCCCCCGCGCGCGTACACTTTCGCCGTCGTCACGCGATCGGGGATCGTCGAGGCCGACCAGTCCACGGTGATCTTCTCGTTCGCATCGGCTGTGACCGCAGCCGACTCGCTCCCGACGCCCTCTTCCATTCCCACAAGGAACGTCACGAGAAACTCGTACCGGCCCGCGTCGAGAGACCCGCCGGAAGCGGCCGTCACCGTCGGTTCGGTGGGCTGGGGAACGCCGAGGGGAACACCGTCGCGGAGGATCTCGCCAGCGAGAAGCGAGAAGTCATGGCCCTGCCAGCTTACAGGGCGGCCGTAGGAAGGCTCGAATCCGGTGAGCAGTTCAATCCCCGAACGAAGGTCGCAGTTGTGACAATGAGTCGCCTCGGTCTCGCCGATCTCGGTGGACGGGTCCTCCGTGTTGAGGCCGTGAAATTCCTCGAATACTCCATCGCTCACTTCGGACTCCTGGGTTTACACGCGCGGTACCGCTTCGACCAGACGTCCTCGACGCCGCGCTGTTCCGGGGTGGTGAGACCGCGAGGGAAAAGCCCGTCCCCGACTGCGCGGCCATTCTCTGCGATCGAGCGGAGCAATGAAGCATCCCCGCCCCAGTACTCAACGATGTCGCCGTAGATATGCTCGGCCGCGCGGCCCCTGGCGTAATTGACGATGTCGTGGTTCTTCTCGAACCCCCTCGACTGCAGCGGGTGAATCAACCGGAAGAAGGAGTCGCGGTCCCGGCCCGGCGGCAGCGTCCACTTCGCCTCGATGAGCAGCCCCACCACTTCCCACATGGCGCGTTCGTCGGACTTCTTGAAGTTCTCGTCGTGCCAGTCGTGGCAGAAAGACACGATGTCCGTGCCGTACGTCATGAATCCAAGGGACCGGATGCACAACGCAAAATCTACGTCCTCGAGCTCGCGCCCGATGTAACCGTACGTCTCGCCAAGATTCGGATCCCACCAGGCCCCGACGCGCGTGTCGTACAGGCACCCCGCGCCGGCGGTGCGCCGTATGGTCCCGAAGTATCCCGTGCGCTCGAACGGCTCCTCTCCACCTACGGCCTTCCCGCCCCAGTGCTCCTGCGGCGTGACAGCTCCCGCCTGGTGCTCCTCCATGAGGTCCATGAGCTTCTCGAGCCACTCGTCCTCGTCGATGACCGAGTCCACGTCCATGAAGTACACGTACCGCGTCTCGGCAAGCTCCATCCACTTCTGGCGGCACTCCGACACGTTGAGGTCCGGCTCGTGCGCGATCACCATCCGCACGTTGCCCGGCGTGTGTGCCGCGATCGCCGGCAGCGTCACCTTCTCGAGAAACCTGGAGAGCCGCACGCACGGGATGATAATCGTCACGTCCATCTTAGTACCCTTTCAGTTTCGCGGACGCCGGGTAGTACCGGGTGTTCTTCGTGCTGTCGCTGACGTAGGCGCCCCACGCGGTACTGACGGCCGGGCGGATGAAGACCTGCATCGGGATCCCTGGCGTGAAGTCGGCCTTCGTCATATTGAGGTCCACCAAGATCGTGCCCGAGTTCACAATCACGCTCTCGTCGATGAGTCGCAGTGTAGTGAGGTCGACGCCAGCCTCCCACTGGGCCTCGTCCGTGGCGGCCGTGTAGTCCGACGACGTCGGCGGCTGAACAATGTAGAGGTCCGCCTGGCTCCAGACAGCCGCCGCCTTCGCGGGGTTGTCAAACGTCAACTCGAGGAAGAGCTGCTCGTCGTCGCCAAAGCTCGTCAGCGCCACGTGCAACAGACTGACGCCATAGTCGAACCTGCAGTACTCCCCGTACGTGTCGCCCCAGTGCTTCTCGTTCTTGTCGGCGTAGTACACGATAGCGCCATAGCTCGGGGATCCGTCGTACTTGGTCTTGGCATCATCGAACGCCAACTCGGCCGTCGCCTTCGATGCGGACGTGGCGTACTTCCTGGCGATCTTGATCGTCATGTTCTCAGTCGTTGAGGCCGTGGCATTGTCCGTCTTGACCGTGCGGGTACCGGTCTTTGTGCCGGCCGCGTCGTCCGCGCACGTCAGCACGATCTCGGAGGGCGTCCCGTCCCAGTCGATCGTAAGCGACGCCAGTGTCACCTCGCCGTTCGACCAGTCGCCGGCAGCGATCGTGTTGTTGCTCGGTGTCCCCGAGTCCGGAGTGACCGTGCAGGCCTCCGCAAAGGTCGTCACGGTATCGTTGCCGCGCTTCGCGGTGATCGTGATCTCGAACGCGGTGGCATCCGAAATGAGCCCCGTCTTGTTCGCCGCGTCCCAGGCACCACCGAACTCGAACGTAATTGGCACCTCCTCAAGGTCTGCCGTATCGGTCAGAGAGGTATCGTCCACGAGAACAGCAGTGATCGTCACGTCGCCGCTGCAACTCTTGAGGTACAGGTCCGTCGAACCGGACCCGTTCGTGATGGACAGCGTCGCGCTCGCGCCGTACGTGACGCCGTCGAGCGATATCTCCCCCTCGCTCGGCGAGAGCAGCACGTCCCCGTCGAACTCGGCGCAGGTGGCCCCACCGCTGTCCTTGACGGCCACAGAAAGGTGCTCGTACTTCGTCTCGTTGATGTACTGGCCTGACCCGGTGTCCGTGAGCGCCAGCGTAGCCGCGTCGAGGTCCACCTGCACGGATCCTGTGATCGACTCGTCGTCGGCCAGCTTCACGGTGATCGTCATCGGATCGTCGAACGGGGTCTCGCCCCACCACGCGACGTCCTTGTAGTACGTGCCTCCGCCGCCGATCGTCGTCTCGAGCGACTCTGTCGCGTCCGTCCGCTGGCAGGTACCGGAGCCGTACAGGTCCAGCCCCTCGGCCGACGACGTAATGATGATGTCAGTCTCGGCCACGAAGACCTGGTTGCCCTCCGAGTCCTTCGGGGTGATCGTCAGCCGAAGTACGCGGCCCGGGTAATAATCTCGGTCGCACGAGACCGTAAAAGACGCAATGACCCCGGCCGCCTGCTCGTACGTCCCGGACACAACGTTCGCACCCGCCACGATCGTCACGGTCTGCGGGTCCGGTATCGTCCAGTTGTCGATCGCTTTGAACTCGACGTAGGCCGCGTCGCCCACGTCGAGCCCGTCAACGCGCTCGCCGCTATCCATCCACGTGCCGCCGTTGACGCGCCACTGGGCCCCGTCGGTTATCGCTTCCTGGGGTGCGATGTTTACCTGCAGGTACCCGGTGTCGTCGTTCCAGTACGGCGGCCAGGAGTACGGGTTGTCGTCGTCGTGGTCTCCCGATTCGGAACTGTCGTACACGCTGATGGTGTGCTCGTCGGTCTTTCCGTTGGCATCCGTGACCCGCACGGTGTCGGACACGTCCGCGGTGGACCCGGCCTTGTAGCGATTCTGGCCGTCTTCGTCCTCCTCCGTCTCGAACATCTGCGAGCCGCTGTTGTTCGTTGGGATCTCCCAGTCGTACGGCGGGGTTCCCCCGTAGACCTTGAGGATGAGCTCGCCGTTCTCGACGCACTCGGTCCAGCCGTATATCTCAGGCTCCGTCGTCGTCGCCTCCGCGAGCACGCTGATGGTGTGCTCGTCGGTCATTCCGTTCGTGTCCGTGACCTTCACGGTGTCGGTGACGCCAGAGGTCGTCCCCGCAACGTACACCGCGATCACCTCGACGGCCAGGGCGGAGTCGGTCGTATCGGACGCATCGCCGGACATGTAGATCGGGGTGGATCCCGCCCGGTACCGGCGATAGTTCGGCGTAATCCACTCGGTCGTGTAGTGGTCGTCGAGCGCGTCGATGAGGTCCTCGGTAGTCTGCCCCGTCGTCGTCCGGATGTGAACCCACGGGAAGCTCACGCCGATGTCGTCACCGATCCACTTCACGATTTCCGCTCCGATCGTCGTGCAGACGGTCTCAAGGGCGTCCTCGTTGGCAACGCTGTACGCGAGGTTCATGAGGCACGCGCCCTCCTCCCACGGAGGTCCCGCCTCGCGCGGCCGACTGCGGTACCAGGAGGCCTCGACCGCCGCCGGCGATCGCGCGTCCCCGAGGTCCTTCCCGTCCACGGGCAGCGAGACCTTCGGGTAGATGGACGCGCCGGAATTGTCGTCTGAGATTTCCCAGTCGATCATCCCCTCGCCGCCCACGCACTGCAGGAGGAGCACGTAGTCCTCGTCGGTCGAGACGTCCGCGCTGTTCGGGTCGCTCGCGCCGCGCACGCGGCACCAGGTCGCCCCGTGAATCTGAGGGTTCGGGTGCGCGGGATCCGTTGCGGAAACGACGATGTCGTGCAGGTCGACCGAGCCGTTGAGCTCCGTCACCCGAACGGTGTCGGTGCCCGCTATGGTGCCCGGGTAGTAGTCGCAAGACCCCTGGCCCACGAAATAGCCGGAGTTCGCCGTCAGCGATCCGCCCGTCACGTCCGCGTACAGGTCCCACGTGTACGGCGTCGCCCCGCCGGTCGCGTGCAGCGCCACGGCCGGGCCGTTCACTACCGCGGTCGTCGCCCCGTAGATCGTGATGACCGGCGCGTCCGAGGCGATTTCGATGATGCACGTTGCTGTCAGCCCGTTCGCATCCGTCACCTTGATTGTATCGCTCGCCTCGACAGTGCCGGCGGTGTACAGAACGCGGGACGTGTCTCCCTGGGCGGTAAGCGTCGCGCCAGTATTGTTCGCCAGGATCTCCCACGTGTACGGCGCCAGTCCGCCGACGCCCTCAACCCACAGGATCGCCCTGGTCGACGGCCGCACGCGAGCCGGGTACCGCACGTAGATCACGCCGTCCGTCACTGGTGTCGGCGTGTCTCCAATGTCCGAGCCGCCGTCGTAGCCGCCCTCATCCGTGTCGTCGTTGATGTCCTCGGCGACGTCGCTGGCCTCATCGAGGATATCGTCGATGAAGCTCTCCTTGTCCGTGATGTAGCCGCCGTCGTACAGGGCGTCCGCGGCATCGACGAGCATCTGGTAAACAACCGTCCAACACTCCTCGAGGGCGCCTTCAACGTCCGCCAAGTCGAACTTCTGCAGGGCGTCGAGGATCGGGAAGTGCCTTGCCTGTATCTGCGTCCGAACGGCCTTCCGGCCGAACCCCTCCATTCGATGCTCAGTCCCGAGACCGAACGCGAAATCCTCCTCGCCCGCGAGCCCACGAAGTACTGACATCTCTGCTCCCGCCTACGTCAAGGCGTCGATCTTCTGATTCACCAACCGCGCGATCGTCATGACCTCCGCCAGGGCGGCCTCGACGTTCTCCGCGGTGAACTTCCCCTTCTTGTCGCGGATCGGCACGTGCGCGGCATAGACCTCCGTGCACGACTGCATCTGCGTCTCTCCGACCTGGCGCGTAAAACTCCCGGTCCCGAACTTGATGTCCTCCTTGCACACCCGCGACTTCACTACTTCAACGGTCATCTCACACCCTCCATGGTCTCACCCGTATGTCGGCCCTCACCACCGGCTGCCCGCGATTCGCCCGACGATCGCTGTCGAAGAGCTTCAGGTAGTGCGCCGCGGTCTTCATGTCCTGCGTCTCGCCCGGGCGCGAGAGGCACCTGTACATGGCGTAATTCACAACCGCCATGTGATTCGACTTTCTGATCTCCGGCTCGTCGCCGTCCGACTCCATTCCGCGCGGGCATCGAGGGGTTTCGATGAAAAGCGCGTCATCGTCGTCGGCGTCGCGCTCGTACACCCCCACCACCATGCCGAACTGCTGGCCGTCGACCGGGTAGATCTCGTCGTCCGACAGACCCACGGGGATCCCGCGCGACGTGTCGCCCTCGAGCCACACGAGCTCACCGACGCCGTTGAGCTCCGCGGAGAGGTCCTCCTGCGCGATCGTGATGTCGTCCGCGCTCGATATCGGGTAGAGGCTCAGGTAGTCCCGTATCCCGAAGTACGGAGTCTCCTCGAGCAACGACTCGAACAGCCGCCAGGGCTGCGAGGTCGTCTCGTCCTCCCACCCCTCGCCGTAGTCCCTGTCGTTGTCCCGGCGCGTCTTCAGCTCAAGCGGTTTCTCGTCAGTCCCGTCCCAGTAGTGGGCGCTGGCGATCTCGAGCGCTCCTCCCGGGACCGGGAACGTGTTGCCATAAAGGCCCACCGTGTACGACACGCGCTCGCGTAGTTGCCGCGACAGCTTGTTGTGCTCGTCCTCGCCCTCGTTGAGATAGTCGTTCACTTCCTCCCGCGTCCACTGACGAGGATTCGCCCGCTCCTCCTGGAGCAGCGAGAACACCTTCTCCCGCATCTCGCGCCGATTCACTGCACCACCTCGTGAAAGAGGGCACCGGGGGGCCGAAGCCCCCCGGCGGTAAAATCCCTTACGGCGATCACGTGCGATCCGTATCCACGTTGCCGTCGGCCTTCCGCACCTGGCGAGCAGATACGGCGCCGAGCTGAACGTAGTCCAGATACACGAAACCCGACACCACAACCGAGTCGCCCGTCACATCGTTCCGCTCTTCGAGCTTCACGGATATGACTGCCGGCGAGTTGGCCGTGATGTCCGTCGACTCGATGATCGGATCGATCAGCGAGGCGTCCGCGTCCGTGAAGTCCTCCACGAACGAGGCGTCGTAGCCCGCGTCGCTGTTGTCGAACTCCGCGAACCTGTCGGGGTCCGCGGGAGTACCGATCGACAGCGCCAGCGTGCCGCTTCCTTCCTGAACGATCGTCACGTCCACCGCGCCGCCCACGACCCGGATACCATCGGCGGGAATCCCGCCGAGGTACTGGAGCACGGACTGGCCCTTGGTGAGCGTAGTCGAGGCGATCTTCATCTTCGCCGTTTGCACGACAGCGCCGACCAGCTCCCCGAGGTCCTCGTAGGTCCGGCCAGCACTGTCTACGTACTTGCTACCCAACGTCAGCCTCCTTAGCTATCGGCGACACCTGACGTGTACCAGGTGAAGACGCCATGGTCTTTCGAGGTATCGTCGAAGCTGAACTTCAGTTTCTCGATCCCTCGAATCTCATCGATACTGAACCCGTGCCTGTGCTTGTAGTCGTCCAGATCCTCCGAATACTCGGTCATCTGACCCCATACGACTGCCGCAGCCTGCGCACCCAGGATGAGATTCTGGGCGACGTCGATGCTGCCCGCACCTGCACCTGACAGGATCGGGAGATACTCGTACTCGTAGAGCACGATATTCTCGATCATTCCCAATGCTCCGGTCATCATCGGGTTGTTCTTCCCGCGGGCCGCAGCGTTCAGCTGAATCTGCGCCCACCCGGTCGTGCCCGTGTCCTCCTTGAGGTCACGGACCGCGTACGTGTCCAGAACAGCGATGAAGAGCTCGTCTCCGTTCTTCATCTTGGCGGGACGAATGCGAGGATCGACCTGCTTCTTCAGCAACCGCTTCGCCAGGCGCAGGCCGTCGGCCGTGCACTTGTCGTCGGTGCTGTCGATATCGGTCAGGGCGGTGTTCGAGACGCTGTTGCCGTAGAGTATTCGATCGGTACCCGCCGGCGTTGCGACCATTGCCGTCGTGATATCCCGGTCGAGCTCCTCCTGGGCCAGGTCCGTGAGCGCTCCGCGGGTCTGCTCGCGCAGACTGAACGCGACGCGCTTCTGAGACATCTTGCCCTTACGAGCAACGCCCCACCGCACCTCGTCGACCGTGATGCGCTGGGTCTCGAACTCGATCCCTTCCTCGTTCCCCTTGAGGGTATTGTCACCTTCGGTTCTGGACGTGCCTTTGAGCTTCGCACGGATTGGGATCTGTATGTTGTCGCCCGGGATCTTCTGCAGTTCTTTCTTCACCTGGATCACCGCGTTGTCCGAGGTCCCCATGAACCTCGACCAAAAGGCGTTCCGGATGTACTGCGTCCAGACCCAACGGGCGTACTGCTGTACAGAGCAATCGTGCGTAGCCTCGATGGTGTACACCATCTACGCACTCCTTTCCCCGAAGCGTTTATCGCTTCAAGAAAACGTACTGCCAAAGTGATCGTCGAGATCGATGACCTCGGGAGCGGTGCTTTTGCCCGTATCGCCGGCTCCGGACGGAGCCTTGCGAAGACTGCCGGCGTCGCCGGATGAGTCGTCGTCGGACTTCTTCTTGGATTTCTTCGCCGCCTTCTTTTCGCCTCCGGCGTCGGCATCGCCGTCACCCGTGGCTCCCTTCCGGCGGCTGGCCCACTTCTCCTTGGTGGTCTTCAAGCCGAGCGCGTCAAGGACCGGCTTTACCTGGTCCCAGTTATCCGCGTCGATCTCGTCAACCGCAGGAGGCTTGAGCCCCTGCACCTCGCGAGCCGCATCGTACAGCTCGGCAGCCGGGTCCTCGCTCGCGAGAATGTCACGAACGATGCTTTGGGCTTCCCGGTCGCCTCCCTTTGCGAGGTTCTGCAGCTTCTCCATGAAGCCGGACTCGTACACGACCTTGTCGTAGTCATTGTGGGACTGACGAAACTCCCGCTCGGACATGCGCATGTGCAGCTTCGTGACCTCGCCGCGAACAGAACCGGTCTGTTCCTCGGCGATCGCCTTCGCCTCCTTGCGCACGGCCTCACGGAAATCGCGTCTCGTTCCCATGAACGGCTCGTCAAGGTCCTCCTCGTCCTCGTCCTCCTTCTTCTCATCCTCGGGCTTGGCCTGAGACTTTTGCACTTCATCCTTCGCGGCAAGCCGCGCTTTCAGTTGTGACACTTCCTCCCGAAGCTCGTTGCGCTGGGCAACGACCTTGCCAAAACGGCCCTTCGGGATCGTCTCGCCGGCAGCGGACTCGTCGTCATCATCGGAATCGGACGCGCCCGCACCTTCTCCCTCGGAATCGGTCTCGTTGGCGACGTCTTTGTTGCCGTCTGCGTCGCCCTCAGACGTATCGTCGCTGGACGTGGACGAGTCGTCCTGCGAACCTTCTTTTTCGTCCTCTTCGTCGGTGGGCGGAGCGAAGTCATCCTCGGACGCGAACGCCTCGAAAAAATCCTTCTTCTCCTCCTGAGCCTCCGTGCCTTCCTTGGCCTCGGTTGCCGTATCCCCCATCGAAACCCTCCTTTACCGCGGAGTAACGTAATCCAGGAGCACTTCCGGCGGCTCCTGATTCGCCGTATATCCGTATCCCGCGCTCATGACGCGAGCTTACGTCTCAATGCCCGGCTGCGCGCCCTCCGGTGCGCGCACCTGGCCGCCTCGACTTCCCGTCGCGGCTTCCAGCCGGTCTTCCTCATCGTCCCGTACACGAACGCGCCGGTACGCTTCTTCCCGTACCCGCGCCGGTGCGCCGCTCGAAGCAGTTTCAGTTCCAGCTCACGAGGCATCGGTCGACTCCTTGGGCTGGCCCTCGATCCACGTCTTGATCGACGCCACGCCCGAATCGAGCGCCTCGAGCTTCTCGAGAAGCAAGGCATTCTCGATCTGCGTGCCTTCCGTCTGCGCCCGCTCGAGGCCGGCCTTCGCGAGCACTTCCTGTGCCTTCGCCTCATCCAGGCCCGCCTCGATCATGATCGCCTGCGCCTCGGCCATGAGCTTCTGCGTCTTGGCCTGCTCCTCGGGCGACGGCTGCGACTTCGCCTCGCGCATCTGGCGAATCCACTTGATGATCTTCTTCTTGTGCCGAAGCCCCGAGTTCTCCACCCACATCTCCGCCGGGAACACGTCCGGCCCGAGCGTCTTCCCCAGGTTCTCCATGCGCTCGCGCTCGCGATCCCGTGCGTCACGCGACGCCGGCACGGACGTCATCTCGAGGTCGAAATGGTTCCGGGGGTCGTTGAGATTGAGACGCGCCTCGTCGCCGTTGACGTTCACGTACTCGACGGCCCCCTCCTCGTTCGTAACCCGGATGATCCGCTCGTCGGTGTAGTACGCGCGGATGAACCGCTGCATGACCAGTCCCAGCTCGTACCAGAACCGCTTCATGTTCCGAAACGCCTTGTAGACCGTGTTCGCCGCGGCCTGCTGCCGGCGCGCGATCGCCGGACCCGTTCGCGCGTTCGACGGCAACCCCAGCGCCTCGGCGTTACGCGACCCGATCTCCCGGATGCGCTGAATCGCGTCGACGAACATCGAGTACTGCTGGGTCGACAGCTCCCCGCCGCGCTCAATCACGAAATGCTTGCCGTACTCCGCGCCCGCCGGCATCTCGATCACCGCGTCGGGCTGCGCCGCCTTCTGCGCGAGGTCGTTGAGGTCCTCGAAGAGGCCTTCCTGGGTAATGACCTGGTTGACGTCCAGGAGAAACTCGGCTTTCGAGTACCGCTTGTTGATGATGTCCTGCAGGTCGACGAGCGGCCGGACGACTCCGTACGGGAATCCCTTGTGGTCGACCTTCACGGTGTACGAGCGGAAGGGGAGCGTGTTCACCTTGAGCGGCTTCGGCCGCACCTCGAGCCGATCGACGTCCGAAATCAGGATCTTCTTCGAGAAGAGCGCCTTCCGGACCCGGCCATCATCCCCGTAGTACCACATCTCGACCAGGCGGATCCGCTTGTTCTTCTTGTCGACGTACTTCGGCTTCTCTTTGTCGCCCTCGCCGGCGGAAAGCTCGTAGTCCTGCGTCGCCGGGTACTGCCCCTCGCCCACGACCCCCTCGTCGGTCGTCTCCTCGTAGAGATCCTTGAGCTGGCGGGCCTGCTTCTTGTACGTCTTCAGCGCCCACTCGTACGGCACCCACTTCGACCGCTCGACGTGCCGCGCATCGGAGAGCGTATACTTGTCCTGCGCGTAGCAGTCCCACCACATGTCCCGCCAGGGCACGTGCAGAAGACTGATGTTCGGACCGTCAAAATCGATCTCCACCCACCCGCGGCCGACGATCAGCCCGTCCTCCTTCACGTCGTCCTGCGAAAACTCGATTCCCGACCGCGTCTTCGCCTCGTTCAGCAGGCACGTGTACACGGACGCCGCAAGCTCCTCCGTCTCGAGCACCGACTCGACGCCCGGGATCGGAATGACCTCCCAGTCGAACTCGACGTCCAGGGCATCCGAGAGAATCGAATCCAGCACCGGGCCGATCTCGTTGATCTGGACCGGCGCACGCTCTTTGTCCTCGAGGGCCTTGATCTCCTCGGCCGTGCGCTGCTCGTTGTGATAGTACCGCTCGTCACGCGCCGCTAGGTTCCGACGCCACGCAACCTGGTGGCGGAGGTCCTTCTCGAAAAGCTCGCACAAGCGGTTCGCCTTCTCGACGTCCTCCGTCACCGGCACGATGTTCGCTTCTGTTTCCTGGAAACTCATCAGTTCGTCTTCCAGCTCCTACCCGACCCCGCCCCGACCATCACCGGCCCGCGCCGGCGCTTCATCCGGTTCATGTAGTCGCGCCTCTGCTGCTCCCGCCCGTCGCGCTCGGTATCCTCCGCCTCCGGTGGAAGCCGGTGCGCCATCAGCCCGTACCGCAGCCCGTCATACGGGTGGTCCTCACCGTCCGAATCCACGTCCTCGGGGTTCTTCTCGTCCAACTGGATCAGCGGCAGCGTCCGGATCAGCCCGCGACACGTGTTGAACACCCGCAGAAACGGCTCCCCCGTCACCCGCGACTGCCGCAGTAGCGTGTGCATCCGTTGTTTACCCGCCTCGCGTGCGCGGTTCGCCCGCACCAGACCCCGAAAGCCCCCACGTATCAACTCCGAAGCGATCGTCCGCTCCGTCCCCTTCTGCTCCCAGATGTCCTGCGGCACGATCCGTCGCTTCACGTGCCACGCCGCCGACTCCTTGTCCTTCAGCGTCCGACGCGCCACGTCCACCGCCGCCATCTCGATCCCCTTGTTCGCCCCCTTCTCCTCCCCGTACTCCTCGAGCCTGCACCCGTACCACTCGCGCACCAAAAACGGCATGTCGTCGTAGTTCCACGCGATCCACCCGATCCAAAACGGCCGCGAGTAGCCCCAGTCCATGCACATGTCCACCCGCCACGACGACGGCACGGAAAACGGCTCGATCACGTGCCACGGCAAACCCTCGCGCATCGACGCCCACTCGGGAAACGCCGCCCCCTCCGCGATCTCCCAGTTCCCATCGAGCAGCTTCTCCCGCTCGTTCTTGTCCAGCGACTTGAGCTTGTTCAAATACGACGGGTCCGCCTCCATCAGCCGATCGTTGTCGTACACCGTCGCCGGAATGAAACACCTCGTCATCTGGCCGTCCTCGGTCTTGCGCACGAAGATCGTGTTCGGCTTCGCCGGATCCACGAAGCGCCGCTTGACCCAGGCGTGCCCGATGTTCCCCGGGTTCGACGCGGACTTCACCTGCCGCGGAACGTGCGCCGGTACCGACGCGGAACGGTTTCGCGACAGCAGGTACGTGTACTGGTCCTCCAGGAAATGCGTCAGCTCGTCGAACCCGATCCACGGGAACTCCGCCGTCTGATACTCGTACTGGTCCCCCGGGTTCTTGAGCGCCCGGAACAACAGCCGCGAACCGTTGTGAAACTGCCAGTAGTACTTCGATGCGTTGTACCGCCCGATCGTCGACGGCCACTCCTGCCGCGATTTCTGGATGTGATACATCTCGAGCTGCGGGAACGTCCGCCGAAACAGCACCGCGTCGATGTTTGGATACTTCAGGCAGAAGTTCAGCGCATCGTAGAGCAGCGCGTACGACTTCCCACCGCCCGCCGCGCCCCCGTAGAACACCTCGTCTGCCGGACACGAGTGAAATAGCCGTTGCTTGGTCTGCGGCTCGTACGGGAGCTTCACGATCTGCTCGCTCACCGCAGCCTCCCGAGCTTCTCGAGAGCCTCGTACACGTCGGGGTCACAGTGAAACGGGAGCCGCACGCGCGGGCTACTCTGACGCCACAGCTCCGTGATGTGGGGGGAGATTGACAGGTCGAGCGGGGCGCGCGTGTTGTGTTGTGTGGGGTGGTATAACCCTCTCTCCCGGACCGCCGGGGCCGCACCCCCCCCTTCCGCTCCCTGCCGCCTCAGAACCACTCGGCACCTCCGGACTTCCCGCTCCCCTGCTCCTCCCTGGTCGCCGGGATCGCCACATCTTGTGCTGCCTGGGTGGCAGGCGCCTCGTGGGCCGACACCACATCTGGTGCCACCGGCACCGGGGCACCTGTCGCAATCCGTCCGGCCGGCGCCGCCTCGGGGATTTCCGGCGCCGCCTTGTGCTCGATCACCGTCACCGCCTCGCCCTGCACGTCACCACCGGCACCGACGAACGCCGAGACCTGCGGGCCCGGCACGTTGCACTGTACGACGATCTGCACGCCGGAGCCCGGGCCGCTGCCGCCGTCCTTGACCTTCCGGTAGCGTTCGTCATGCGCGGCGAGCTGGATCTCCGAGGCGCGGACGGCTGCATTGTACGCCCTGGGGTCTTCTGTGGAGCTGATGCGGTCCAGATTTTTGCTGTGCTTGAGGACGTGAGCGGCTTTCGCGCGCCCATGTGCGGAGGCAAGCTCCGGGTGTCGTTGGACGTATTCCTCCATACCGGGCCGCGAATGCCCAACCAAAGCCGCAGCCTGCGTTAGACTTGCGCCCGCCTCGATGTACTCGAAGTACTCCGCCGCCTCGGATGGCGTGATCTCTTCCGGCCTTCCGATCTTCGGTCTCTGTTCAACCAGTGCAGTACTCATGTCGCCAGAGTCTACAGCGAGTCAGTAGTTGCGCAAGGCCTGGCGTGCTCTGTTTGTCCATATAGCGGACACTTTATTTTTGAGAAACTTTTTTTTTCGTTGTAACCGCGTGGGTCTTGGGTCACTTACAGCGCACAAGCTCCGGGCCACACAAAAGGGTCATCAGACGAGGCCTTGACAGGGGAAAATGCGACAGTATCCTATTGGCGTCAGGAGGTCGAACGGTGAACATGGCAACACCTACCGGAAGTTGGGAACGCGCCCGGCAATCAGGAGAATCACGGCCCGCCATGGCCGACCGTTCGCCTGTGCGCCGGGCGTCTTTTTAGTGGGCGGCGGGGATCGCGGTGCTGCATAACCACCCGTCCGGAGATCCTCAGCCGAGCCGAGATGACCGGAGATTCACACAGAAGCTCAAGGAGGCGTGCGACATTCACGACATCACCTTGATTGACCACGTGGTCATTGGGGACGGTCGTATCTACTCGTTCAACGAGGCAGGTGCGCTGTGAGGGAGTGTCCGGAACACGGTCCGGCGCTCCGGTTTCACCGTCGCGAGGGCGACCACGACGAGTACGACTACGGCACATGTCACGTATGCGGCCGCACGTTTCGATGTGAGCGGTTCATTCCGACGCCCGGGCGGTGCCTGGTGCACTACGACGCGCGGGAGGCCGAGGACACGGCGTACTACTGGTGGCACGGCGCGAAGGATCACCGGGGACACTGGCTGCTCTACGATCTCCGGGACCGGTGCAAGGCGGTGAGTGCTCCGGAGGAGCTGTGCCGCATCGTTGTGGGCGAGGAGCGGGAGCGGCAGACGGCGGGGATTGAGTATTTCGACAGGTTGTAGGGAGTCTACTGTCCGGTCCTACGGGGCCGGGCGGTGGGAGTCTTACGGGTCGGCCGGTACCCGGGAACCGGCGAAAGGAGCGGTGAACATGGCGAGTAAGGAGGACGTGAGAGAGGCGTATGAGGCGCTCGAAGAGGCCTACTACGCCAAGAGGCCACGGTCACACCAGCGCCGGGAGGTCCGCAGGATGCTCCGGCGGGTGAGGGATCGGGCAAGGAGGTCGGCATGATCTGTCCGTACTGTCGGGAGCACATTGACCAGGCTGACGTGACGTACGCGGGGCAGTGCGACGGTAAGCTGGACGGCTGCACGCTGACGCTGTATGCGGGACACCGCATCTTGAAGGTTGAGGACATCTACTGCCCGGAGTGCAGCGAGAACATCACGTATGCGGGACACCGCATCTGGAAGGTTGAGGACATCTACTGCCCGGAGTGCAGCGAGAACATCACGGCGGTAGTGAACCACGAGGAAAACCCGAGCTGAGGAGGTACGATGGCGTTCGATGAAACCAAAGACATGACTGTGGCGGCGTGGGAGCATGAGGACTTGGCAGTATCGCTGAGGCAGTACAACGGCGGGGCGGTGAAGTTTCAGATCGGCCCGAGGACCGTGGAGAAGCGGGACGGCTCGTTGACCCACCGGAAGGCGGGGCGGCTGTCGCTGGATGAGATGCGGTGGCTGGCGGGGATCATGCCGGAGATCGTGGAGTCGGCGGAGGCGGCGAGTTCGTAGACTGTGCTCCGGAGAGGGAGAGCCCCGGGAGGCCTTCGGGTCGCCCGGGGCTTCTTTATGCCCGGTTCGTACCGAACACAGGCACAGCCTTGTATCGCTGTCCGCAGGAGAGGCAGACGCAGTACCGGTACGGCTTGCGGACCTTGTAGAGCTTCTTGCGGTCTGAGTCGCACTTGGGACAGCGGATCGGGTGGTACTTGGCGGTCGGCAGGTGTGGGCGCTTCCTCCTGGTCATATCAGCTCGGGAAGCTGGCGCGTATCGCTTCCATCGTGCCTGTCCGGCTCGAACCCCTCCGGAGACTCGGCGGTCTTGGGATCTCCCGGAGCTGGCGCGATGACGTCGCAGTGCGGGCCAATGTAGCCCTGGCCGAGCTGCTCGCGTATCCGTTGCTGCTCCTCGGTGGTGGTGAAGAGAAACCCACGAGCCGCGCAAAGCTGGCACGACTTCCGGGTGGTGTCGGGCTGCTTGGAGCATAGGGGGCAGGGCCACTTGATCTTCTCGGGTACCGACGAAACTGGCGCCTCCAGGGTCTTGTCGTTTTCGAGAGCCCACCGGAGACAAGACTGATACGAACCGGTCATCTTGTTGGTTGAGGCCTGGTGTTTCGTCCACTCCCAGGCAGTGCGGACCCGGTCCTCGGAGTAGTCGTTTCGAATGGAGGCGAGGACGCGGCTGCTGATCTTCTCTCGAAGCTCCCCCCACACCCCCTCCCCCTCTGGCTCCGGTTCCGGGTCCTGTTCCTGGTCGGTGTCGGAATCCTCTGAGGGGGTAGGGGGAGTATCCTGTTCCTGTTCCTGTTCCTGTTCCTGATTAAGGGAAGCCTTTCGAATCTTAGACATGAAGGCTTTCGGTAAGGCTTTCTCGAAGGCTTCACGGAAGGCTTTCTCGAAGG